TATGCAGGTAGCCATACAAAAATTTGCATTTTATGTCCCGAACATGGTGAATTTTGGCAAACTCCTGCTTCCCATATACAAGGTGAAGGATGTCCCAGTTGTTCTAGTTCTAAAGGAGAAGGAGAAATATGCAATGTATTGTTAAATGAAAAAATTAAATTTGTAAGAGAGTATACTATTCAAATACCAAACGAGATTAATACCTCTGGCAGAGCTTATATTGATTTTTATTTACCAGAGCATAACACTTTCATTGAATATAATGGTATTCAACATTATGAGCCTGAGATGGCTTTTGGAGGAACTTTTAAATTTGAACAACAGCAGGCTCGCGACGAGTATGTTAGACAATATTGCAAAGACAATGACATAAAATTGATAGAGATTCGTTATGATGAAGATGTGTGGGAAGTTTTGAATGAAAAACTGCTTAACAATAACGATAAATAAATAATAAATGGAAATAACGCTGCCTGAATTATTGAAAGGTAAAGCTACAATTATTAAGGATAATGAATTCCTTGAAACTAGAGCTTACGTAGAACCTTTTATTGAAAGAATGTCTAAATTTACTGATGATTTTAGAATCCAAGTAAAATTACCAGACCAGATTACTAAGACCAAAGAAGGGGAAATAGATACAGATGATATTACTTATAACCGTGTTTGGGTTCAGGCTGTTCTTCCAGAAGAATATTCGTTTGACAATCACGATGAAGTAGTTGGTCTAGTTTATGGACTTGATGTTCGTAAACCAGTAGTTAAGATTTATAGAGGAGGATTGAATAGAGCATGTACCAATTTATGTGTATTCAGTCCTTCGTTTTTAAACGTTCGGGAGTTGGAGCCAAAAAAGCTTATCAATTTTAGTTCTGTGACTAAATTAATGGAGCAAACAAATGACATAAAAGTATGGCTCAAGAAACTACATGAAACTGAGTTTGATAGAACAGATGAACTTATCGAGAGAAATCTTGGTATGTGGATTCGTAATTCTATTAATTTATCCTATGACACTGGATATGGAAAGGTAAAGCTGGCAACAAGTACTCCAATTGATGCCTATAAACTAATGTTTGAAAATAAGAAGTCGGAATATTTCATTCCAGAAGATAAGCCGGTTAATATGTTCACGGTTTATAATGCTTTTACTCAGTTAATCAGTAATGATGGAGGAAAAGATATAATGAACAAAGTTGAGAAAACTTTGCTACTTAAAGACATCCTAACAATTGATTGATTTGTTTTGTAATGTCGAAATTTTTTACTATCTTTGTAGAACTTTTCGATATTACATAAACAAATTTTTATATCTATGAACGTAATAAAAAGAGACGGAACAACAGAAGCATTTAATGCTTCAAAAATCAGAAACGCAATCCTAAATGCCTTTAACGCATGTGGATATGAAACATCTGTTGAAACTATCAACGATATTGTAGATTCAATTGAGATATGGGATGATATTAACATAGAGGATATTCAAGACCAGATTGAAGAAATCCTTATGGATTTCGATTTTCCAGAAGTAGCTAAAGCCTTTATTCTTTATCGAGAGAATAGAGCTCGTATTCGTGAAAATGTAAAAGAAAGAGAAGAGTTCATTAAGAATTTTATGAAAGCATCTAATGCTGCAGAGGGGTCTGAAGTAGATGACAACTCTAATGTAGCAAATAAGAATATTGCTGTCCTTAATAACGAGCTTTATAAATCTAATAACATTGATTTAAATAGATATAGAGTTGGAGAAAAACTTCGAGCTTTGTATCCTGATTTTGATTACAAGCAGTATGAAAGAGACTTAAAAAATCATATTATTTACAAACATGATGAAAATTCTACATTCGGATTTCCTTATTGTGTAGCATTATCTTGTTATCCATTCCTGCAAGGCGGAATTAAGGGAATTGGTGGTTTATCTGCATCTCCAAAGAACCTTGATTCATTTTGTGGAATGTTTGTAAATATGATATTTGCAGTATCCTCTCAATTCGCTGGAGCTGTAGCAACTGCAAGTTTCTTAGTAATGTTTGACCATTTTGCTCGTAAAGAGTGGGGTGAAAATTATTACAAATACGCTGATAAAGGAGTACAAACATATGGAGGAGAGTTCAATCCGGAAAGGGAAGGGTATCAATGTAGAACCATTGAGAAGGTGATTGAACAGAAGTTTCAACAAATTGTTTATTCTATCAATCAACCTGCTGCTGCAAGAGGATTCCAATCAGCTTTCTGGAACGTAAGTTACTTTGACAAACCTTATTTTGAAGGAATGTATGGACATTTTGTGTTTCCTGACGGAGATACTCCAAAATGGGATTCACTTAATTGGCTGCAAAAGAAATTTATGAAGTGGTTCAATGCTGAAAGACTTCGTTGTATGTTAACATTCCCTGTAGAAACTGTATCTCTTCTTTATAAAGACGAAGAGTTCCAAGACAAGGAATGGGCTAATTTTGTTGCAGAAGAATATGCAGAAGGGCATTCATTCTTTACTTATATAAGTGATAGTGTAGATAGCTTATCGAGCTGTTGCAGATTGAAGAATAAGTTGCAATCTAATGAGTTCACATTTACTAATGGTTTAGTTGGAGAACAAACTGGTTCTAAGTCAGTAATCACACTTAACTTAAGTAGAATTATCCAGAATTGGACTAAGTCATTTATTCATCCTGATGATTGGTGCCTGAAAGAAGTTAAGGGACTTAATAAAGAGAAATGGTTTAAAGACTCGTTTGGTAAATATTTAAGAGATATTCTCGATAGAGTATATAAATATCATGTAGCTTATAATGAGCTATTATGGGATTTATATAATGCTCACCTACTTCCCGTCTACGAATCTGGATTTATTAACCTCAATAATCAATATCTAACTATTGGTTTAAATGGATTAAATGAAGCAGCAATGTTCTTAGGCATTAAATGTAATGACAATGAGGAATATAAAGAGTTCTGTAACTTTATTTTCGGTACTATCAAAGAACAAAATCAACTTCACAATACTAAGAAGGAGATGTTCAATACTGAGCTTGTTCCTGCAGAATCCCTTGCTGTCAAGAATTATAATTGGGATAAAGCTGATGGATTAGAACCAACGTCCATCTAAAACCTTTTTTAATTGACTCGGAACTACTTAACTAATCTGAAATTAGGTTAAGACAACGAGGGGCAAGCAGGAAAATTCCGTGCAGCCTGAACGACTAAACAAAAAGGGCTTTTAAGTAACATATGTGAATATATTAGTTAAAAGTATGTAATAGTCTGAACTCTATGGTGACATAGAGAGGCTACAGAAATGATAGCCCGTTTATTTAAATATTTGTACCTATATTTTTGTCCCGGCACAGAAATTTTGTATCTTTGTACCAGTTTAAATTTTAAATTTGTATATAATGGATACTAAAGTATGTAGCAAATGTGGTAAGGAATTACCGCTTGAACGGTTTGAAACCGGGAGAAATCAATGTAGAGATTGTCGTAATGCTAGACGTAAGGAACTCAGGGATGCTAACCCTTCTAAACATAGAGAAGAATCCTCTAAAAGACAGAAGGAGCAAACTGAATGGATACATTCCTTAAAAACTAAATGTATTATTTGTGGAGAAAATGAACCTGTATGTTTAGACTTTCACCACAAAAACCCTGCAGAAAAAGATTTTACTATTGGCAAAAATCGTAGTAAAGGCAAAGAAAATTTATTAAAAGAAATCAAAAAATGTGTTTGTCTATGTGCTAATTGTCATAGAAAAGTCCACGCAGGGATAATAGACTTAAACAGATATTTAAATGAATCATCTCCTTGTACAACGGAGGAGAGTGTAACAGAATGATTGGGTTCCTGAAAATAGAAATCTTTATACTTCTTATGTATTTCTTCCAGAATCTAATAGTTCTATTTTGGAGAAAATTAAACTTCATGGTAATGAATATGTTGGAGATTGGTTAGATGGAGGAAGTGCAGCTCATATTAATTTGTCTGAACATCCCTCTAAAAATCAAGCAAGTCTATTATTAAACTATGCTGCTACTGTTGGATGTAGTTATTTTACATTTAATGTTCCTAATTCTGAATGTCAAGATTGTGGATTTATCACTAAGGTTCCTGTAACGGAATGTCCTAAGTGTGGAAGCAAACGTATCGACATGTATGATAGAATTATAGGTTATCTTACTAAGATTAGGAATTGGTCAGCAGGTAGACAAGAGGAGCAAACACATAGAGTATATAATCATCTTACATATACAGTAGATGAATCTAAACTAGGGTATACAGTAAATGAATAATATGACAGGTATAGAGAATGGTTGGGTGTGCGACGTAGAATTGGCTAAGAAAATTATCTTAGCTCATTTCGATACATCTAAATATTACTGTTGTTCAGTCTATGGAGATAAATCCATGGACGATTGGTTGGACAAGGTTAGAAATAATCTACAGGATTTTGATGGAGATTTCTCTATCATTAGAGAAAAGGGTTGGTTCTTAGGTGGTCCAGATGGCTGGTCTGGCTTTGTTATTTGTACATTAGATACATGGCTGAAAGAAATGAATGATTGTGACCCTAATGAAGAGGTGTTATCAGTATGTGAAGTAGATGGCAAGCCAATTGTATTTGTATTACACGAATCTGATTAAAGTATGATAAAATACACAGACACAGCAGTAACTTTAAGGGAGATTCCAGATGAAATTACTCTTTGTATAAATATATCTAATTGTCCATGCCGTTGTAAGGGCTGTCATAGCTCTTACTTGGCAGAGGATATTGGAGAAGATTTGGATGAAGATTCATTAGTAGACATGATGCTTAGTAATAAAGGTATTACCTGTGTTGCATTTATGGGTGGAGATTCCAGTCCAGAATATGTAAACTGGCTAGCTGGAATTATTAGGTCAATGTATACTAATGAGTTGGATAAGGGTAGTTGGGTTGATGTTAGAATTGCTTGGTATTCTGGTAGGCAAGAGTTGTCACCTGCTATTGAGCTAAAGAATTTTAATTATATCAAATTGGGTCCTTATATAGAAGAATTGGGTCCATTAAACAATCCTAATACTAATCAAAGATTTTATGAGGTACGAATGAGTAGAGAAATAGATGAAAACGGAAATCCTATTTACGGACTTACAGACATAACAGATATATTCTGGAAATGACTACAATAGCAATTATAATTATTTGGGTTCTTATATTTGCCCAAATAGCTGTTTTTATAAAATCTTTTGATGAACTTTTTATAGACTCCATTACATTAGATGACTGTAGAAAATCTCTGAGAAGAGAAAAATATTATGTTCCAATAAGAATAGTTGTTTTAGCTATTATTTTAATAGCCCTATGCTAGATTTTAAAATCGAAACAATAGACCAAAGAACCGATAAGCCGGAAACTATTTTAGGTGAAGAACAGTCTCAAGCACTAGAAATGATGAAAGCTTTTCTCAAAAATAAAGACTCCCAGGTTTTTTCATTAATTGGAGCCGCAGGTACAGGAAAAAGCTTCTTAATGAGAACTCTTATTGACTATATGAGAAATGAGGGAATACAACGATGCCTTTGTGCTCCTACGCATAAGGCTAAACTGGTACTTGAACGATTTACCGATGATGAGGCTATCACACTACATAAATTATTATCACTTTCTCCCAATCTTGAAATATTAGACCTCGACTTTAATGACTTAAAATTTGTCACTAAAAATAGTGTTTTAAATATACCTCACAACGGGGTTGTTATATGTGATGAATCATCTATGATAAATGATGATTTATTTGATTTATTACTGGAAAAAGTTAAGGAGTTTCGCAGCAAAGTTATATTTGTTGGCGATAGAGCTCAATTACGTCCAGTTAATTCACTTACGACTTCGAAAGTATTTAATGTTGAGAACAGATTTACTCTTACTAAGATATACAGACAATCTGAAAATAACGCACTGATGCCCTTGCTCACTACTCTGAGAACAGATTTAGTTAATAAATTTGAAACTAGAGAAGCTGAGGAGGGCTCTTTGTTTGTATACGGGGACACAATCAATTTTATCAAACACGCAATTCCAAGTTTTAGAAGCGCAATGAGGAATGGAGATATATTAGCAACCAAAATACTTGCGTATACTAATGCCATGGTAGCTAGTTATAACAATTGTATGAGGCGTGTTATGTGGGAAGATTCGAAGACCGTTGAATACAATCAGTTTGAGTTTTTGACCGGATATGAGAATTTAGAATTTAACGGAGTTAAGTTTTGGAACTCTATGGACTATATAATTGTAGACCCTCCGAAAAAAACTGATATTGGTATTCCAGGATTTCTCACTCTTCCTGGATATGAACTAACTTTATATGATTCTGTATATAAGAGTTCTTGTCCTATATTAATTTTGTCTAGGGACATTAGTAATGATTATCTACAAGCTCTTGCGTCTCTAATAGAAGAAATAAGATTGAGAGCAATTAATCTTAAATCTTCTGGAAGATTCCAACTTGCTTCAAAGATGTGGAGAGAATACTATGAACTTATAGGTAGTTTTACTACACCAGTGGATTTGTACTTAGATAACAGACTTATTCGTAAAAAATCTTTTGATTATGGATATGCTTGTTCAGCTCACAAGTCCCAAGGAAGTTCATTTGGAGAAGTGTTTGTTGATATGAGAAATATCAATTTATGTAGAGATAAAGATGAAAGGCGACAGTTACAATATGTAGCACTATCGAGAACGAGAAAAGATGTTCATTTATTACAATAAAAAATGCATTATGGAAAAAATTTACGAAATGATTGAAGATGCGCTTCAGCAGTGTGATTTTGATGTCGAAAAAATAAAGGCTTTAGCTACATATCTAGAACTTGAAGAAGAAGAAATTCCTGATTTCTGCGAAAATCTTGAAGTTTACGATGATAAATATTACTATAACAGTATGACATTTATAGTAATGACTAGGGATGAAGTATTTGAAGAGATTAGAATATATAGAGAAGACGCTGAAGAAGAGGTTAAATGGAGAGTTCCGGCTAATTTAAGGGACTATTTCGATTATCAATCGTATGCGGAAGACGCATATTCAGACATATATGATATATGGGATATTAAAGCCTCTGATACTATAAACATAGACGGAACTATATACGAAGTCATTCAGATTAATGAATAATGCTTACTGTAAAGTTTGTATACGACAATGAACACGATTTCGCAAAATTTTGTGCAGCGGATTTAAATGGAGTGTTCGTAGAAATTTACGATGAAGGCAGTTACAAAGAAAAAAAGCAAGCTTATAAATTAAAATCTTCATGTGGAGCAAGAAAAACTCCATTTGCCGCAGTCTTTGATGGAGATGAATTAGTAAAAGCCTTTTACACTGAAGCAGATTCTAATATTATAAAATCCTTAACTGAATATTTACATGATAGTAAACGTAATTAATACTTCGAATAACAATCTTCCTAAGTATGAAACAAGTCTGTCTGCAGGCATGGATGTGAAAGCAGATTTTAGTAAAATAACTCCGGAGAATACTATAAAAGCTTTTGGAGATTGCGAAGTTCTCTTTAAGTCTGAAGCCAATAAAGTAACAATGATTAGACTGGACCCAGGAGCTAGAGCTTTAATTCCGACTGGAATATTTATGCAAATGCCTGAAGGTGATGGGTCTTTTAGATATGAATGTCAAGTAAGACCTCGTAGTGGATTGGCTCTCAAGAAAGGAATTACTGTTTTAAATACCCCAGGAACAATCGACGCTGATTATATTAATGAGATAGGCATTATTCTTATTAATAACGGGTACGAAGCTGTATATATTGAAGATGGAGAACGCATAGCTCAATTAGTATTTACTAAAGTTGAGGTATGTAAATGGAATGAAGTAGATTCTCTAAAGGAAACTACTCGTAAAGGCGGATTTGGAAGTACAGGAAAATGATTACAAAAGAGGAATTTATTGATTTCATAGAAGTCCATGAAAAATTTAATAACGATATCGACCTTCTATATGATTTAAAAATAGATATTATCAATTCTTTTTTGTTCGAGGCATTTGGGAAAGTATGTGACATGTTATTAAATGCAGCATTTACTCCAGATGGTGTTGATTGGATAAATTGGTGGTTATATGAAAGTAAAAATTTATATACTGAAGAAAGATTACCAGTATATATTAATGACGAGAAAGTCTTGATAGAAACTCCAGATGAGCTTTGGGAAATAATTAAGGATTATCGTATTTAAATGAATAAAACTTTAATTACAAAAGACAGTAAAGGTAAAATTAGAGTCGCAGAAGTATCGTGCGAATGGGACGATGTTGAGAAATGTTATACTATTCGCAGAAACACGTATCAATATGGCGGTAAGATAACCGTGCAGCCAGAAATTTATATTACTAAAGGTAAAGTAAAAAGAACTATTGCTCAACAGGCAGAATTAGAATTTAACTCTCATGTTAAAAAATATCTTGATAAGGGATATAAAGAAATTGAAGGCTCTATTGACCAATATACTAAAACTCAGCTCGATGCTTTTCTTCCAGAGCACACAACTGATGCTAATGGATTTAAGAAGCATATGCTAGCTAAAGATTTTAATAAGGTAGCGACTAGTGTGTTTGATAAAATAAAGGTTTGGTATGGAAGTCGAAAGATAGATGGAGTTAGGTGTTCTTTTTACTGGAAGGACGGAGAGGTTAAATCTGCAAGTAGAGGTGGTGGAGATTATAATTTCTCTACTTCTCACTTAAGAAATCATCCTAAACTTATAGAGTTTTTGAAAAACAACCCGGAAATAGTATTCGACGGAGAACTGTATTGTCATGGATATAGTTTGCAAGCTCTAAGTGGGCTTGCAAGAACTGAAAAAGACGAAGGTAAGGACTGCTCTGTACTCGAATACTATATTTATGATATAATGATTCCGGATGTGCCTTTTTCTGATAGATTGTATAAGTTGGATGAAATTCAAGAAGCTCTTGAATTAGGGTTTGAGCCTAATAAAGAATGGGATGATAAAGACCTTAAATTTCAAATGGTTCCTCAAGTAGAGGTATCCGGATGGGCAAGTATTAAAAAACTCCACGACCAGTATGTAGCAGAAGGGTTTGAAGGAATCGTTGTTAGAAATCCAGATAAACCTTATGGCTTTGGAAAAAGAACTAATGATATGATTAAGGTTAAAGAATATCAAGATGCTGAATTTGAAATTACTGGATTGTCCGAAGGTCTCAGAGATGAAGATATGTGCTTTACTTGCATAACTGATAAGGGAATTGAATTTAAAGCTAAGCCTATGGGCAACAGAGAATTAAAACAGCAATATCGTGAGAATCTAGATAATCTTATAGGGAAAATGGCTACTGTAAAATTCTTTTATTATTCGGAGGAAGGAACTCCACTACAGCCAGTTTTAAAGTGTATTAGAGACTACGAATAATATGTATATTAACGTAAACCCATTCGATTCGGATGTTGCTGAACTTGAACAATCTGATGTGGAATTATCTTATGGAAGAGCCCGATAATTTTATATATACTGCGACACAATATATTATTGGCTTGGAATTAGATTATTACAAAGACGAACTCGAACCTTTATACAAAGCGTTAAAACCATTGTACGATGAATAATACAACAATTCCAGATAAATTCAAAATAGCTAACACTTGGTATACTGTAGAAGTTGTTGATAAGATTGATAGGGGTGACTATGGATACCATGATGATGTTAGAAGGAAAATAGTCATTGCTAAACAAATTCCTACTGAGCAAGGAGATATTGATTTGGAAGAAGGTCAAATTGAAAATACTTTTTGGCATGAATTATTCCACGTTTTTAATTTTTATTTCAATACAGAACAAGATGAAGCATTGGCACAAACATTTGCCAATTTTATGTGTGAATATTTAGCTACAAAACGTGTACAGTAAGCAAAGAATTGAAATTTCTTCTACGCTGGCAGAGTTATTTACCCTTCTGGCGAAAAGCACTCTCGACTCTTGTGAAAGCGACGCAATGTTTTCAGAAATGTTCGAGAGTGTTCGTTCCTCATTAGAAAAGTATAAATCGGACACCATAGACGAAATTTATGGTAATCTTATTTATGTAGAGGAAGTAATTGATTTGTTAAACACTAAAAAATAATTAGATTATGAAAAGTTTTAATTTTGGAGAAGCTCTTTCCTTTATGGAAATCGGAGAAACAGTGTGTCTTGAATTAGATGGCAAAACAAGACTCTATCGTGTGCAGGACGGAGAAATAATTTGTAATGTTGAGGGGTCAATGGCCTCTTATCGTGTTACTAAATTCTACACCGATGCTGTCTTATCAAAAGAATGGAGATTGTACAATGCTTGATAATGTAGTTGTCGCTGCCTTATCTCTAGGTTACAGGTACTTAGATAGAGAAAACGGTATTTTTGCCAAACCTATAGGGTGGTCTCTTTTAGTTATTCGTTCTAAACATTACGAAGGAGAGTGTACAATAGAGTGTTTATTTAAGGGTACGAAAGAAATTGTATGCTGGTCTAGAGATACTCTTTACAATGAAGCAGAATATTTAAATTTAACTGTAGATGAGCTAAAGGCTCGTATAGAAGAATTTGAAGCTACTCATACTTACCTTTCCCTTACACCTCACGATTTTTCATTTTTTAGTTTAACCGAAATTTTGAGCAATGAAATTAATTAAAAGTAAAAATGCAAATGTAAACTATCTTGCTAAGATAGTAGAAATTAAAGAATTTCACAAACATTCTGACCCAGAAGTTACCAAACTAAAGTGTTGCTGTATTGATGGTTATAATATTATCACTGGAATAGATTCTCAACCTGGATTGTACGTATACTTTCCAACTGCTTGCTGTATTAATCCAAAATTCTTATCTTACGCTAATTTATATCGTCATGGTGAGTTGAACTCAGACCAAACCCAAACTGGAATGTTTGAGGATAACGGTCGTGTAAAAGCTATTAGATTGCGAGGAGAATTGTCGGAGGGTTTCATTCTTCCCGTTACAGTGTTTCAAAACTGGATTATTTCTGTTGTAAATATTGAACCTAAAGTAGAGGTTGGAATAGAATTTGATAGTGTAGAGCATGACGGAAAATCTTTCTGGGTTAATAAGAAATATATTCCAAAAAACACTAGAACTCAAGGAACATCTAACCCTAACGGCAAAGGAAAACAGCCAAAGGGCTTAGATAAACTAATAGAAAATCAATTTAGATTTCATTACGACACAACTCTTATCAAGAAATGTCCTAATGTAATTCATCCAAATGATTTAATCAGTATTACTGAGAAAATTCACGGAACTTCTGGTATATCAGCTTATGTACTTTGTAAACAAGACCTGAACTGGAAACAGAAAATTGCTAAATGGCTTACTGGGGAAGAGTTCAATAAGTATGACTATTTGTATGCTTCTAGAACAGTAATAAAGAATCAGTTCTATAATAAGAATGTTACTCCTGGATTTTATGGGTGTGATGTTTGGGCGGAGGCTGATAAAATAGTTAAACCTTGCTTGTCTAAAGGCATGACTGTATATTATGAAATCGTTGGTTTCTTACCTAATGGTGGCTATATTCAGAAAGGTTATGATTATGGTTGCGTGCCTCCAGTAGGCGACGAAAAGTATACACACGAAAAACATTTCAAAGTAAGAATTTATCGTGTGACTGTAACTAACGTTGATGGTGTAGTTCATGAATTTAGTGCTAGAGAAGTTCAACAATGGTGTGCTAGAGTAGGTCTTACTCCAGTTGATGAATGGTATTATGGTATAGCTATGGATTTATATCCAGACCTCAATGAATTGGAACATTGGAATGAAAATTTTATGCAAAAACTAGCTAATGATACCCGATTCTACATGGAAAGAAATTCTCCATCTTGTGACAATAAAGTACCCCATGAGGGAATAGTTATTAAGATTGAAAATATGAAATCTGAAGCATTTAAATTAAAATGCTTTAAGTTCCTCGATAAAGAAGGGAAGGAATTAGATAAGGGTGAAACTAATATTGAGGACGAAGCATAATGAAAAGGTTTCTAATTCACGTTTCCACATATTGGTGTGGAATGGATAATACATTCAGAGCAGTTGCTGAATCAGAGATGGACTTATGGGATTTAGCTGAACAATTAGCTTATGACAACTTTCAGAGCTATAGTTGTGAGAATGATATAGCTGAGGAAGAAGGTTATGACCCAGACGAAATGGAAGAAAGTGACTGGGATGAATTATGGAGTAGAGTAGATGAAACTACCTACTATGACTTTACTATAGAAGAATGTGAAGATGATGATGAATGGAATGAGTACAGTGGAGAAATCTATGGAAAAGACCAAGTTTTACAATAGGGAGGATTTGAAGGCTAAAGATGTAGTACGTCTTATTGGAATATGGGAAGGAGAGGCTGGAGAGTCTTTTACTGACTATTGTGACTTCTCGCGAGAAG